GTTCCTAAACCGTCCTGTTTGGATATACCATTACATCCATAACATGGTAGCTCGCAAAGGATCTTTGTTCATCATAATCATAGACGTGATTAAGTCGATGTCTCCTCTCATAGCGTGTAACGGTATTCCATACGATTTAGCCAGTCCTATACGTGTTCCGCCGTATAGCTGTCTGTACATACCATACTGTGCCGCCTGCAACCAGTCACTCGGTTGGATATCTGTATTATGTTGTATAATACATCCAAACTCGTGTGATAGTGCCCTATCGTACACAGCTTGTTTAGTACTGTCTAAAACTTGTTCAAGGTAAGTTTCCAACCCATATTTTGTTGTTATCCATTCAGCAAAGTCATACATACCAGGGAGGACTTGTTCCTCCTCATGTTTTCTGTCAGGTGGTTTCTTTATCTTCACCCTTTTAATGCTGTAGGTTAATGATTCATTAGTAGGTTCCACCGCGCATCCACCTTTAGATACGTGTGTAAGTTCATAGATATTTCCAGCGTGCCGCTGTAACGACCATTTTCTTTCTGTGTATCTATATTGACTATTAATCACCGTTTCCAGTATATCGCGCTTGAAGCCACGCTTTAATGCTTCTTGTTTTCTTGTCGCTATTGCTTTAAAAATAGCCAACGGGTCATTAGGTATAGCCATTTCAGTTGGTCCGTGGACTAGAGTGGCTATCGACCGTGCTAGGTACTGACTACCGTCTCCTATATTATGATCGACCCGCAGGAATTCTGCTATCGAGCCTAGATAACACTTTGAACTCTGGAATCTGATATTGTATATCTGCGCATTCTTCTCTATGTTTTGAGTCTGTTTTAATGTAGTCACAGCACCTAAGATGTCATCACCACTATGCGTTGTGGGAAACGGGTCCTGTTCGGTCATTACTTGAGTGTAAATTACGTTCAGGACCGTGTTCATGAACGTTGTCAACCTCCACCCCGAAAGTAGTGTGCCTTGCGCCCTGTAACTGCCGTTGTATCTATCCTGTATGACTACGTCTTCCAAGGACTTGGTGACCCAGCCCAGTGCCTCCAGTTGCTGTGACGAAAGATCATTCTCGAACACTTTCCCGTATGCTCTAAGTACTTGTTGCATCGCACTCGTTGAATGTTGGGCGTTAAAGTCTTCAAAATCAAAACAATAGGGTACGCCGTTTTTTAAGACTTCACGCACAGTAGCACCTACCCTAGTGGCTTCAGCTTCTTGGGCTATAGGCACTATAGTGGCTAAAGCTTCTTCGCAGCCATTCATTGCGAAACTGGATAATATAAAATTTGTATTGTCTACACTGTATATAGCTCTCTGCTTCCCCCATTCGTATTTCGTAGAGGCTCTAGCGACAACCTGTGGTGTCCGATTAGTGAAAAACTCAAGTTCCTTCCTAGGCATTGCACAACACGCGTATAGCTTATTTTTTAGCATTGGATCACTTGATATATATTGCTGATCTTCAGCATATTGAGAATGGTACGCTCCTGGTGGAGCCCACTGCCACCGCATTTTGAAATACGTGTCAAAATGACTTTTAAATGGTCTACCACCTCTTCTTTTTACTTTCCTAAATAAATCATGAGCCCGCTCCAAAATTTCTATGTCACTAATGGTAACAGTATTCGGGTTAACTCGGTGGTCTTTTTCAGCCTCCCAAGACACTGCCCCGATACCTCTGTTTACCAAGACTTCAAACTCAAAAAATATGCTGCAATCTATACCACACAAATTTTGAACAGCTTTCAATTTTAAAGAGATTTCTTTTTTAACTGTTTTAGCAAAGTCTTCAAGACTGTCGTAAGACCATGACCACAACGCTGATCTACTGATTAAAGTATAGTGCTCGTCCGGCATGCCTAGTACCCATAATATAAAACCTATCATAGCGGACTCACTCATTAGCTGTCTATTTATCATATTATACATCCACTCATACATGAACGCACAGCGCTCTTCAATAACCTTGATATCTATGTCTCGCAATTCATTAATAGTCATATGACGCATATGTCTAGCGGAAATCTTAGCATTGTCCAAGATTAGTTGTTTGTTATAAACTTCGTTAAACAGTGTTCTATGTTCGGGTTTTGGCCCTCGCTCTCGTGTTATTTCATAGTGCCTGATACTTTCAGTAGTTATATGTAACACGTGCGACATGACAATGCTGTTGTCTACCTTACCATAAGGAAACAAATTTGGACCGAATTGGATACGAGACATACGCAACATCGCGTGTTTTCCCATTGTTCTCAAGTCATTAGTCAACGATACATAACAAGTGGTGGCTCTCAAAGCACTATTGTATATACACAGACAATAAACAACATCAGTATTAAATTTAACATGTGTCCAACCGTCAAGGTTGATACCGTATAGTACATCAAATAATACGTATTTACAGTCAATAAAAGTTTTCTCTATAATGGTGTCACCCACTACATCTATATATAGTAGAACTTTATACAATTCAGCTAAACCGCGTTTTCGGTTATATTCTGGTCTATATCTGGGGGACCAACATCGTTCACCGCTAACTTCAAATCTCCTATAGGCACGGGGAGTGGGACAGCTTGCTCTGGATAGGTTATTTGAAAATCCGACGTTACATAATCGTAGTCAGCTAATAGATAGGCTTGGTAGTTGGTTGAAGTATGTTTCACGCCTTTGTAGTATCTGACGCCGGCGTAGCTCCTCTCATCTACATAGCAAACTGGCGAATTGAACTGTGCCCTGGCAAGAGGCGTAGGTGTGTCTCTCTGCCACTGGAACACCATCTTACAATTTAGTGCTAGTGACAAATCAGACCCGAAGACGTGTTGTCTGCGGCTCAATGATAGGAATTCATACGCTGTAGGTGTGTCCAGGGTCCCTATATTCACAGGTGGCATTGCGACTGAGACATCATTAGCGGCATAAATTCTATGGCTATTCGAAGCCCTAGGGTGTAAGTAATGTAGGTCGTAGCCAAGCCACCTAGTCACCACACCCATACCCCACAAATCGTTATAGTGATAGGCACGCCTCCTAGTGAATCCTACTCTCTTAAGCGAAGCCTGCCGTACACCGAATATACTACCATACGGCGTACCAGCTATCAGTGGACCACCTAGCCCAACCACTAACGCCACTCCAGATGGGGGTACTAATGTTTGCGTGTTGAACCCGTCGCCTGCGATAGTGTACCCATAGTCTTGCATATGCTCTATGACAATGTTTCCGAATTTTACTCTGTTACCGAGTTGCCCAATCACACCGCCTGTGGCGAATGTGGCTTGCTGCCGGTACACACATTTGGGTATAGCTACACCTAGCATACTTGAGACTATTGCATCTGCCCTTTCGAAAGGCGTGATACTGTCTTGCTGCGCCATACTCAACTTTCGTAACGTATGTTCAGCATTAACACTGTTAAAAAACATCAAGTATTCACCCCAATACCAACATGCATTCATGAATGTTGACTCAAAAATCAATTCATCATTTTTTGACAGAGAGGAAGCTAAGTTACGTACTGCATCTGAAGTGATCATTACACCATCTCCTTCTAATAACATACCCATTACAGCACGTTTTAGACCTAATTTTGGTAGTGAATATTCCCTTTTAATAGAATGCCACCAATGCGATTCTACTGTTTCTGTCGCAGGCTGAGCCAACCAGTATTTAAGACCATTTGTGGCGTTCAGCAAATCTTCATGCCATCTGTGTGTCCCAACGAGTATTGATATAGTTTTAGCGACTTCGTCACTAGTGAACGTGCCCCTAATCTCTCTATACTCGGGGACGTAAAATCCTATAACCCTAGCTCTTGATGCTAGAAGTTTTAAATCTTGGTCGACTAACAATGGTGACGTTCTTTTATTACCTCTTAAGGCCATATTTAGTATTGCCGCCATTTTTGGTGTCAACCCACTGCAATTAATAAATCCATCTGCTTTTTCCCATGCAGTATAAGCTGCTTGTGAATCAGGGAATATATTCTCCTCATTTTGTAGGATATTTTGGTCATCATTGATTATTTGGTTCCATGAAGAGTGTACTTTATAACAGTTATTTGTAAATCCAAATACCTCACCGAATGTACGCCCACTACTACTGTGGCCGTCATTATAATCATACATTTTGTGACAAACAAAAGTAACTTCGTGTGCTAAACTCATATAATCGGGGTTCGGAACATCTACCCCCAAGTCGTTTCTAACGACTCTCGGAGGCGCTTGTTCTAACCATTGCAAAAAAGTTTCAGTCAAATTCAATATGTCTATATCATCAGGGTGCGCAGTCACACCATTGCGCAGGCCAGCTAAGTAATTACATACCAATGGTGCAGCGGTTAGCGGTTCCATACCCCTTATATTCTCAATACCATGCAGCTTGATTTCAACTTTGACACGGTGTACATCCATTCTCTCTATGATTTTCAATTTCCAATAGAACTGTAACAGTACAGTCAATAATGCAGTGGCGTTATCATAGAAGTCCGCCATAATGGTGGAATTGAAAAATCGGTGAATACGTTGCTCCTTCAACTCAGTAGAAGGTACGATTTCGCGCAAACGTTTCTCAATGGCTGTAGCATTTGGTAAACCCATGTCAGTTATATATAACGGGTTTAGTCCAGCAATGCTAGTCTGATAAAAATTGGTAGACATTTTTTGTCTAGAACCATATACAGTATTTTTTGATATGATTTTTGTTTTTCTCCTGTTAGAAAATTGCTCACCCACAATTTGTCGGTATTTTTCCTCTCCTGCATCTAGTTCTTTTCCAGTCTTGATGCTTAATTTGTCAATGCGGTCTTGCTCGTCACTTGACGTATTGAGACCAACATTTTCTATGTCTACAAGAGACAGTTTCATGTAGTTCTGGATAAAGAACTGGCCATTATCGAAGCTCGATACATGGCCTTCAGGGTTGATAAAATTTTTAAGATAGTTTTTGAAGTTCATCTTTCTTTGTGTTGTTTGGGTGCACTGTGAGGTACTAGATAGCTTTTTCGTATACGGGAATTTGTAAGTATATTTTTTCCTTTTCCTAGTTCTTCTTCCAAGCGCAGGATAACCCCAAGGGGTTGTGGGT